TGAGGTTTGCCTTCTACTCTACCGCCACCTCGTTTGGCGTGGCCATGCTCCAAAAGATGCGTAAGTTGCGGTTTGTTTTTATTGTAGATGATATGAGAATTTGTTTCCCCGTATTTTTTCTCTGTTTTGACAGTCCAACCTCGGGAGTATTTTTTAGTCTTTCCTTTCGGTGATTTAGCCTTCAATTCTTTTACTGCATTCTTTGCTATTCTTTCACTTGCCTCGTCTATTCCTTCTATTACATCTTGCGAATACTCTTTGAGGCCTTTCGCTATCTCGTTGGCCAGCTGGTCTATTGATATGTTAGCCATTACCTATCACCTTCTCGCACACAAGCTCCATTTCCTCAAAGTCCTTCATGTACGTTCTTATCACTTTGTATTTTTCTCCTTCAAATTCAACTTCTTTTTCACCATTATATTCATAGGCATGAATTATAAACGTGATTTCAGGTTTTAGTCCTGCTTGTGCTGCCGCGTAAAATTCATTTCTGCCAATCGATTTAACTGCACATAATATATTTGTTCTTGTTTCTATTTTTTTCTGTTGTCCTATCTCGTCATATTCTATTGTGTAGTCTATCAGTGTTAACTCGTGGTCATATGTCATTTTGCTCATCCTTTTTAGCTGCATGAATAACCAAATTATGCAGTCTGTATTGAAGATGTCTAGGCATATCCCCTTCGCTATCTCTGCTTTGGTATCTCCACGTTGCATAATCCACAATAAACATCAAGTGATATGGATTAGTATCATCAATTGCTATTCCCTTTTCCTCTTCTAGTTCTTTTCTTACTCCATCTATTATTGCCATCAAATAGCTATCTCTGACTGAAGAGGTAATGCCTAGTCGTGCTTTTACTAAATCTAATATAGTTGATGTATTCATTACATCAACTCCTTCAACATTTCTGCTTTAGTCATTCTTATATCTAGCTCAATCCCTTTGTTTTTCGCATGCTCTATCAATTCTTTTTTAGTCATGCTTCCTAGATCTATTTCATCCAACTTTTCTACTAAAATACCATGAGCGGTAGAGTTTATTTCCTCATACCGCTCATTAGCAACTTCTATTATTTGCCCTATTTCGTAAACTTCTTTTGTGTATTTATCTATAAATTTTTTTATAACTTTTACTTTCAATAAAATCACTCCTTAAGCTTCAGGAGTGTTTTCGATTTCTATTTTCACGAAATAACCTGGATATATTGGTTTTCCGTCATATCTAGCAGTAGCCTTGAATACAGTTTGGTCTTCTATAAATCTTACATCAGTGGAAGCTGCAATTTGTACCCCTCTTCTTTCTCCTAGTAAGTACTTTTTGAAGTCTCCAAGAATGATAGTATTATCAGGAGTATATTGATTAAATACTATTCTTGTTCCATCTGGTAGTCTTGGAGCTTGTGCATTTTGAATTACAAATCTGCCATCTGCAGTATTTACAAAAGTTTGAGGCGCTATCTTTGAGTAATATAGACTTCTCTTCATGACTGCTATAACTTCGCCAATAGGTGCTCCATCTTCTCCGTCATCAATTAAAGCCATCTTTGAAGTTATGTCTGGCAATAAACCGCTAGAAGTAACATTGTGGTCTGCAAATTCTGGATCTTGTAAAGCTGTTATAATTCCTGTAGGCTGTTTTCCAGCAGCACCTGTACCGTTGATGATAGCTTTATCAAGTGCTTTTGCTATAGTCATAGCTAATCTTTCTTCTAGATAGTTTGCTAGATTTATCATGCTATCTTCAAGTATTGCATTAGATACTGGGATGTAACCTCCAACTTTATAACCGTCAAGTTCAGTTTTAGAGAAAGTTGTTGAAATCTCAGATAAAACGCCTGTCATTTCTACCCATATTGCTTCAGGAATTACTCCATCTAAAATAACCCTTGCAGTACCAGATAAAGGTTGCACTGTTACTTCATTGTAAAGAGTAGAATAATCCCCAAGTCTAGTTTGTATCATATTGACAACTTCTTCAGGAATAAGTATATCTGCGCCAGATACAGATCTCTTTTCTTTTACTAAATTAGTAATTGTTTCGTAAAATTCTTTTACTTCCTTTCTGCTTAGTCTTTCTAACATTTGGTCTCTAGTTTCGTATTTATTTACCATTGTTCTTAAACCTCCTCTTATTTTAGGTATAATTATATTTCTAACGTCAGGAGTTGAATTGTCATTTTGTGGTTCTTTATTTTTTGGTTCCTTGCTGTTTACTTGCTCTAGTTCTCCTTCAAGCTCAGCTATTTCGCTTTCAAGCTTGCTTTTCTTTTCTTCTAGTTCTGCTTTTTCTTGTTCTAGTTTATTAACTTCTTCTTCTACAAGGCTAATTTCTTCATCTGTTTGAGCTTCTTCTATTGCTTTTTCTAATTCTTCCCCTCTAGTTTTTAGTTTCTGTTCTTCTTCAAGATAGCTATTTAGCAATTGCCTTGCTTGTTCAATTTTCTTTGATATTATCAATTGCCTTAACATATTCCTCTCAACCTCTCTTTCAATTTATTTTTTCTAGTTTTTAGTTGCCTTTGTTTATGTTGTTCCAAGTCCTTCTTTCTTGCTTCTATAGATGTAGTTGGGTAAGCAGGGAAAGTAACAGGCGAAACTTCATGTAGATCTATTTTCCTTAGAATGAATTTAACTGTGCCATCATCTCTGTTTTGAATTTCTTCGCTAATGATATTGAATCCAAAACTACAAGCGTTAATATCGCCTCTCTCAATCCTTGCGTAAATGTCTAAAGCTTGTTTGTCATTTGGATTGATTTTTACTCTACCAAATAACCCTTTCTCATCCTTTCTTAGCTCTAAAGTTCCATTACCAGTCCTGCCTAATACAATATTGGTATCATGATTAAATAAACATCTTATATCATTGTTTTTTAGGCTATCATCTACTGCTTCAGGTGCTACTTCTTCAAATACTCCATCCCAAAGTTCGGTTTCTTCATTGAATCGTATAAAATACCCTTCGATGAATCTTTCATCATTTTCTTGCCTTGTGTGAAAATCTGTTCTGAAATACATTTCTCTAGTTTTAATCTTCATCACCTCCTTGTAATTTACTTTGGTCTCCTATTTTGTCTAATGGGATGTAGTTCTCTAGAATAACTAGTTCTGATAATCCTGGTCTTGGTGATAAGCCTAGCCAATCCCTTACCTCATTACCTGTCATAATTCCTCTTACGTACATTTCTGACCCTACTTTTGCAAGTTCACTAATGTTATAAGCATATAAGGATCTTGGATTGAATTTAAAATACAAGTCAGGGCTGTATAAAAGTTTCCTTGTAAGCTCCTGCTCTATCCCTTTAGCTATAGGCAATATTGTTGAATTAATAAAATTGTTGTACTCTTCCTTGTTGTACTCTCCTATCCCCAATAAAAAAGCAGGTATGCCAAATATACCTGCAACTGTCCTTTTATCTATCTCTACAGATTCATTTATTGCTATATCTTTTAAAGATAGTGGTTTAACTTGTTCTACCTCTAATAAATCAGCTGGAATAATCCAGGGTTGACCTGCTTTAGTTGTTTCTAAATATTTCTTATATACAGAATTCCTCCCTTCCTCACTTGATAACTCTGCTGTTGTAGCATCTACTTTTACTATTAAAGAAGGCATATATTTGCCTTCCATAAATGATTTCTTAGTAGCTGTTGCTTGTTTTAGGTTATTGATTATATCTTTTAATACTACTCTATACCCTGTCCCCATCCAGGGTTTTTCTGGGTCTGGGTTAATTGTAAAATGCAATACTTCATCATGGTTATATACTTCCCCTTGATAAAGAATTGCATATCCGCCATCTGTTTCTACAAAGGATACTGAATATGGATTCAAAGGTATTAGTTCATCTATTAATCCATTTCTCATTTTGGGGAATACAACGCAATTTCCTTCTCCTTCTAGAAGCATTGTGTATACTATATTGTACATCCAAGCTTTTCTTGTCATTAGACTATAAGGGTTAATATCAATTTTTCTTGATAGTTCGTTTCTTATTCTTATATCTCCATCTTCTGTATTTTGCATCAGATAAATTGTCATACTAGATATAAGGTCTGCTATTTTCCCTGCTGCAATCCTTATATCTGGGCTATCAGATAATTTTCTATAACCTGGTACCGCTAAAGTATTATATGCTTCATCGCTTATAAGCCAACCTATTAATGGGTCAGGATCAGCTCTTTCCTTTAGTTTGTTTCTTATATTTTTAAACCAGCCCATTTATTCACCGCCTTTCAACCATTTAGTTGCTGTTTCGCTTTTCTGCATATGTTTTAACATCTGCATTGCTGCAAATACTGTTGCGTCAAATATATCTATTCTCATTGCAGGCTCTACTTTTTCATATTTGATTGCATCATCTGTTTGTTCTATTGCTCTTACGTTTTGTACGCAATATTCGAAAGCCTCTGAATGCAGGTAATAGAATTTACCGTCTTTTACTTTTTTCTCTATTCTTCTAAATCCTTCTGATTTCAAGTAATAAAGCTGTGGAGTATCTTCTATTCTAAATCTGTGTAACTTCATTCCCAGGAAGAATTCTCTACCAAATTTACGGTCAAAGCCTACCTGTTCTATTTTAAAGCCCTTGTCCCGCATTTTTATGAACCACTTGATTACATCATCATAATTGACGGTTGGAGTGTTACACATTGTCAGCCAACCATCATCTTTCCAACCAAACAAAGGTATATTATCTTCCTCAGCTTTTTGATGAGCTGCTATAATTGGAAACCATGCATGGGTAATTGCTATATCTATATCCCCATAAGAACCATATAATGCAGCTGCAGTTAAGTCATGCATTTTTGATAAGTCAGCTCCACCATACCATCTAATAGGCAACTTTGCTAATTCATCTATAGTCCAATTGTATCTCCTATCACTAGCCCTAAATTCATCAATGTTGAAATATGATTTCATGGAACTAGTATAAATATTAAGTGATTTAGCTAAAAATGATTTCCTTTGTTGGGGGTCATTTTGGGCCTGCATTGCATCATTCATCAGTTCTTGAGCTGATACTGATACATTGTAGTTAGGATTAGCCTTTTCATGTTCAATAGGATTAGTATAATCTACTTCGCCTGTTTCTGGATCCTCGTCTGCTTTAGCTATGAATACAAAATATTGCTCATCTTTCACTGTTCCATCTAGTATCTTCTGGCAATATTTCATTCGGTTATAACAGAAAGAATTCGGATTGTCGCCAGCTGTTGTTATTCCAATGCAAAGGCTATTTCTGTATGCTTTTCCAGACTCCTTTATCGTGTTATATTGACTGGCATTTTTGTATAGGTGGAGCTCATCCAGTATCTGTATCAAGGTATTAAGAGAGTCCATTCTATCAGAGTTTCCAGCGATAGTTTCAATTCTCAGGTACCCATCGCCAAGCTCACCGCTGATAGAATGTTCCTGATTATTATCGAGTATCCTAAAATTCTTATCCTCCCCCATTTGTTTCAAGTTATAGAGGATAAAATTAAAACTTTGTAAAGCTTGTTTTAAAAGAGCACCTACGATAACTATTTCTGCACCAGACCTACGCTCTAATAAACCTAATCCCCAAGACAAAGCTGCTATAAGCGGCGTTTTCCCGTTTTTTCTAGGTACCATTATGAATGCTTCTTTAAAACGGCGTATTTTCGTGCCTTTATAATAAAAACCTAAAAGGTTATAAATGATAAATTTCTGCCACGGCTCTAATAAAAAAGGACGACCTCTTAATGGTCGACCTTGCATATCTTCGCCCTTTTGGTGTACGAATGTTTTTTCAATTATTTGGATTACAAATTCTGCGTTTTTAGGATTGAAGTCATAAGCAGGATTGTTTAAATCATCCAAGAAACGCTGACACATCTGGATTGTTTCTTTGCAAGCTACTTTTCTACCTTCAACTATGCTCTTGGCATACTCCATTACTATATCGTAGTTTTTATATTTTTTAGTCAAGGCTACTTAACACACTTTCTAATTTAGATTTTTGCTCTTTCTCAGCTGTAACATTTTCTAAAGCTTTAGGGTTTAGGCAAAGACGGTCGGAGTATGCCAAAATATCTTTTCGCAAATTCTCTAGCGTTGCAACAATCGGAGCCTTTTTTGGTCCGCCTTGTGCTGAGTTTACTTGTACTTCATAATCACCTTCTTCAAACTTCTTGTTCAAAATCAAGTATTGATGGACTAGCCCAGCATATATATCAATCAAACGACTATACTGTTTCTTATATATCCCCAATGCTTTCATATCTGCAATTGTCCTTCTCTTTATTGTTTCTTTTGTTGGTATCACCGCCTTCACCTCCCCAAATATTCTATAGTAGTCGCTGCGGGCAGGGATTCGCACCCTGCAATCGGAACCATTCTCACGAGCTTCGATTTAATCCTGGTCCACCCGTGGTCTATGGCTGCGTCTACCTATTCCGCCACCGCAGCACGAAAAAAATTTTCTGGAGAATCGCTCTATTGGAAAAAGTCCCCGCGCGCCGGTCTCCCCGCCTCCATTTTCAACGCGTGAGGTAGGGGGGATACCGGTCATCTTGCATATTTCTCCAGCCACTTCAATCCAAGGTCGCCCATCCTTCGAACCCACGCCAGCCCGAGCTCTGTTAATTTTCCAGTCGTCCTGTCGTGCATTCGCTCATGGCACTTATCACACAGGCTAATCAAATTCATACTTGCCAACGCTAATTCTTTGTTGTATGCCAAACACCATTCCAGCGGAATGATGTGGTGCACCGTGGTTGCTTGTACCGATTTGCCGTATCGCTTGCACTCCTGGCATAAATACTCATCGCGCTTTAAAACCTTTTCTCTTTTCGATTGCCAGCGTTTTGTTTTATAAAAATTACCCATTCAATCACTCCAAATAAAAAAGACATCCTTTCGGATGTCTATATTACTTTGGATTACATACTCCACAAGGTTCATACCCTTGCTGCTCTGCCTCCTCAATTGTATCAAACCATATTTGGTTTTCTTCTTTTATTTTTT